ATATCTCCTGTTGTGTAAGATGCGTAAGTTCCTGTGCTACCACCAAAATAATATAAATTACCAGCAGAATAATACATATATTCATTTGCTCTACTAGAAATAAAATTGCTTGTTGAAGTAGGTGATGTTGGACAAATACCGATTGTTCCGTAAGCTGATGGTAAATTTGTTGCTTTAACTTCCCAATACCATTTACCTTTTGAAACACCCATTGTCGTTAAAACCTGTGCTGGATTTGTACCTGTAACTGATTTTGTGTTTCCATTACTTAAAGTTGCACCAGCATAATAATTATCTAAAGCATTTAACGTAGCAAAAACATTAGACGGAGTATCAACTGTCTGTGTTAGTGTTCCACTAACTGCAAAGTTATTTCCATTAGGCGAACTGTCTGTTCCCATTGAACCGCTATTCTCAAATTTTAAGAAGAAACCATTAGTTCCATAAGTTACTGATGGTGCAGTTTTAGGTTTCCATATTCCTGTTGTTGCATCTGTTTCGCCAAAGGTAGATGCATCATAAGCTGTTCCGTCTATAAAATGAAAGTGTGTCATTGAACCATCAAAATAAATTGATGCACTTGGTCTATTACCTATCATGTGAGTAACAGCAGAATTAGCACCTGTATCATAATTTTGTGATGGATAAGTTTCTGTACTAAAAGAAGTTTCTCTAACACCATTAATATAAATTTTTACTCTATCACTTGAAGTTGCTTGTGTTGTATCTACAGATAAAACTATATGATACCAAGCATTTCTATCTCTAAATAATCTATTTGTTTTTAAACTCCAAGCACCTGAACCACTTGCATATTGTGCAATTTCTAAATAATCAGCACCTTGATACAAATCACATTGAATTGATTTAGTTGCACCATAACTATCTACACAAAAAAACATTCCACCATAAGAATTTTTAACCCAAGCTGATAATGTCCAAGTTTTTTGATTTCCTGCACTGCTTGGTGTTCTTGTTAATGTTGTACTAGCCATTATTACTCCTAATTAAATTGTCCTGCATTGTTAATTCCTACTGATACAGTTATACTAAATGATCTATCCGCAGTTTGCGATTCTGCGTCTGTTAAACGCAAAGTAAAAGTATAAGTCGTATCGCCAGTTGGACTAGGTGCTGTTCCTGTTATTGCACCTGTCGAACTATTTAAACTTAAATTCATAGTCGTTGCTGGAGTGTCGCTATTAGATGTTAAAACTAAAGGCGAAGTTACTTCACTATAAGCAACTGTACTATCTGATGAACCTGAAACTGATAAGCTAACTGTACTTCCAGCCGTTACTGTACCAATACTTCCTGATGCAGTACTCCAAGTTGGTGCTTGTGAAACAGTTAAAATTGGATTTGTTGTTCTTACTGCACCACCATCATTATTTTCTACTCTAACATAATATGTTCCATTTGACAAAGTAACAGTTGCGTCTATTGAAACTGATGAACTAAATGATACTGCACTTGCTCTTGTAATTGCACCAGTTGTTGAAATAAATTCTACTATTGGAACTGAAACAAATCCTGTACCAGTAATCGTATAAGTTTCTGATGTACTAGGAGAACCAGTTAAAGATGTTGTTGTGATCGTTGGTCTTGTTACTCCACCAGCACCCCAAGTTAAACCGCCTGAGCCATTTGTTTTTAATACTTGATCTGCTGTTCCATAATCACTTGGTAATGTAAAATTATAATCTTGTGAAAGTGAACTAGGTGCTTTGAAAGTAATTGCATTTGTTCCGTTTCCTGTTGCTTCTCTTAAAATTAATTTCTTTTCGTTATCAATAATGAAATCTACTGAGGATTTATTGTCTGTGTCAGATAATGTAAAAGTTGTTCCTGTTGCTGATGTAGCTAATCCTGTAATCGTTACTGTACTGTCTAAGAAATTAACAGTATCATTATCCATATCAAAACTAGCAAATCCTACCCAAGCATCATTGTCTCTATTTCTAAATTTTAATGTAGTAGTTGTTGTATCGTACCACCACATATAAGCATAAGTCGTAGTAGGTTCTGTTGCAGATGAATTGTTTGATACGATTGCGGATAAGACGTTATTTATATCCGATCTTGTACTCGGAAATGTTTGGTTTGCTATTGTATAATCGTGAGTTGCCATTAATAACCTTTTGCTAAATAATCAAATGTTCGAGATATTACACTATTTGACGAGTCTTTGAAAGTAACATCAAAACCATTGATAGTTTTGTTTTCTAATAAAAAATAGTCTCCTGTTGCCATTCCTTGTCCTGTAACACCTACTGCATAATTAGCAGTTTTAAATGGATTTGTAAATGTTACTGTGTATGTAGTAGCACCTGACGTTATGTCATTTCCACTAAATACTCGATCTATCATATCAACAGTTACACTTGCTTGTGAAACTACTGGAGTTGTTGTTCCATCTCTTGAAATTAAATATAATCTAAATTTAAAATATCTAGAAGTATAATCTCCTATTACGAAGTTTTTAAATGCAGTATAAGTTACATTGTCGTCAGATAATGCAATTTCTAAATGAGCATTTGAGTTAGCTGGAGAGTCTCCGTCAAATGAACCTGATTTAGAATCAAATAAACCACTAGCACTATCAAATAAATCAGTAGGGTCTTCCGCATATTGAGTTAATGATGCTGTAACTCTTGCTGTGTGTATTGCACCTATATCAATGACACTAGAAAAATCATAAGTTCCATCAGCATTTAATGAAGTTAATCTTATTGCTCCATCTGATAAAGTTACGTTTGTTTTTGTTCCTGAAAATGTAGGATGTTCAGATTGTGTTGCTATGCTATTAAAGTTTCCAATAGTTGCTACATTCGTTGCAATAATTGATTCTTGTACTGAAAAATTTCCTAATTTATCAACCGCCTTAATTAAATAAGAACCAACCCTAGCTGGAACTACGATTGATGTTGCTGGTCTTGATACTTTTTCTACTAATGATACTGAGTTTTGCCAAGTTGCACCTGACGTTAATGTTGAATATCTAATTTGATAATATGCCAAATCTAAATCTGGAATTTGTTCCCAGCTTAAGTGTGCTTCTCCATTAATAATATTACAAGCAAAATCCTCAACTGTACTAGGTGGCTCTGTACTTCCTACAATTGTTCTTGATGCAGATGTATATGTTGATGAAGTTCCTAAAGCTGATACTGCTTTTACTCTAACGTCATAAGTCTCTTGGTCGATTACATTTAATACTCTATGATTTAATCCTGAGCCTTGTGCGTAGATAATATAATCTGTTGCTGAACTTAATTTATATTCTACTTGATAATAAGAAACGAAACTATTAGGAGACGCAGTTAATGCTATGTCTAATGCAACGATTACAGTTCCGTCATTATATTGAATTAATTGGTCAGATAAAGTTATACTTGCTGGTGGTTGTACAGAAAATGGATTAGGAAGATTAGTTGTAGGTATTACTGCCGCTTGTGTTTTTGTTGCCCAAGTGTAATGTGAATTTTGATGTTCTACTAAATTTAATCCTATTGTAAAATCTTCATTAAATGTTAATGATAAAACTCTAAATGGTTTTGCTGAAAATCCTAAAGAACTATGTGTAATATTTACAATATCTCCAATAGCTAAATCATAAGAATTAAAAGCAACATTGATTGACAAAGTCAAAGATTCTCTTGATCTTCTTAAAATAATTTCTGCCATTTCAGAAGCCTGATAAACATTGGTAATAGTTCTGAAATCATATCTGCCCTCTAACAAATATCCGCCATCAGCAGTTTTCATATTTTCGTGTTGATCTGCACTTGGTAATCCTGAGTCATCTATAGGTGGAAATTGAACCTCATCTACTTGGTAATTACGATCAGGGTTAACATAAGAAACTATAACTCTATTAAATTTATTATTTTTATCTGGACTAGCTAAATTGTAACCACCTATAATATCATCTTCTGTTAATGTGATTGAAGCTGTTCCTGTTGTTTCAATTATTAATTCATATTTACCAGCAGTATAAGGAAGATAACCTCTACAACCTTTTAATAATTCTCTTACGTTATCAATAATATTTATTGATGTATCTATTGCTGTATTACAATCAAAAATATTTATATCTGAGCCGCCAGAATATGGTGTTACTTGCGTTAAACAAATTTGTGAAGCATCATAAAAAGTTTGTAAATTTATTTCATTAATTGATAAACCTTTACCGTATCTTGTATTTGTTAAATAGTCTAATAAACACCAAGCTGGATTTGTAGAGTATGCCGCAGTTTGTGCAACTAAACTTGAATTATAACTAACTACTTTTTTACCTTGTACTTTTGCTTGTATTTTAGGAACTCCACTAAATACATCTTGATTCCATTTAAAACGAATAGCAAGATAGGCTAAACCTGATAGTTTATGATTTGCACCCCAGCTAGATAAAGTAGATAATAAACTTGATGATGATTGTCCGTCTGTTCCATAATGTGGCTCTACTGTAATTAAACTTTCAGAATTTTTGTAAAAATTTGTATCTGAACTATTAACTGTAACTTGTGTGTTGTCTGCTAAATCTGCTGACCAAGTAACTGTTTTATCATCAATTATTATTTCAGATATGTCAGATATTTCTCCCTCTGATAAAACTAAGGCGATATAAAGGTAAGTATTATCAGACCCACTAGTTTCTACAAAAACCCTAGTACCACCAACGAGTCTTTCTCCATATACAACTGGAATTGATGCGTCATTTGATTGTTTATTAATTAATAAACCTTTTTCAAAATTATCTTGATAGCTATCCCCAAAATCTGGAATTTCTGGTTTCTTTGGTCTAAATATCCAAGCAATCGCAAGTGTTGCCACCAATGCTACAATCGGATTTATTTTAAAATATTTTTCGGCTATTGTTGCAATAGGATTAAAAAAACTTTTAAATTTTATAAATGATTTAATTCCAGTTTCATTAATTGGTTTACCATATCCGCCTAGTTTTTTTAAAATTTTTTCTTCTTCTTTATTAATATATGCAATAAACTCATTTTTAGGTGCGTATTTATTTAAAATCTTTTTTGCTATTTTGATAAGCAATTTATCAAACCAATTATACATTATGCTCTACCCCACTTAATGTCTAATACTGTTTGAGAAGCAAAATCCATACCAACATCTGTATTAAAAAATCTTTGTTGTGATGTATTGTTTGTTTTTCTTCCATTTTTCTTTTCGAAGTCTGCCCAATGAGAAACAATAGTTAAATTTACTTGGCTATCTTTATCTGTTTCAGAAATAGAAAAATTTTCAATATTACCTTTGTATAATAAAAATGGGTCAGCAATTAAAGCATTGTTGTTATCTAATAAACCTCTATAAACTATAACTTCATCATTAATTACTTGTTCATTTAATACTGTTGAAATAAAAGTTTGATCCGCACCTGATAAACCAATATTTAAAGTTGATTTAGTTATATCTACTTCTTCTGTAAAGTTAGATACTCCTAAAACAAAATCTGATGCTGAATAAGTTCTGCTTGTTCCTGATACTGATGAGGTTAATTCAAATGAGCAATCAGTAAGATAAACAGGACTGCTAAAACCGATATGTATAAGATGGACTGGTCGAATATCATTTGTCGCTAATTCGTTCTTGACTGCTGTTGTTAAGTTTCTCGTCATATTCCTCAAAAGTTGTTCGTTTTATTCTTTCAGACCCTTGTATCATAACACAAGAAAAAGTGCTATCTGGTGTGCTATTCTTTTTTAAATCATTTAAATTAACATTTATATCATCTTCA